CAGCGGACTATGTTGGCTATGACGAACTGGCTGCTTTTGATGAGGATATAGAAAAAGAAGGTTCGCCGACGTTCCTAGGAGATAAACGTATAGAAGGCTCTGTGTGGCCGAAGTCTATACGGGGATCTACGCCAAAAATCAGGGGCGTATGCCAGATAGAACGCGCTGCCAGTGAGTCCGGGCATTTGATGCGTTTTCATGTGAAATGCCCACATTGCGGCGAGGAGCAATTCTTAAAGTTTGGCGATCGTGAAACACCCTACGGCTTTAAGTGGGAATCAGGTAAACCGAAGACTGTTTTTTAC